GTCCAATTTCGATAAAACCACATTGCCGTATAAAAACGATGCACAAAACTATTTAAAATTGCTGTTAAAAAAGAACCAGATGCCATAGAATGTGTTGTTAAAACTAAATCGTCTTGGATGTTAACTATTGATCTAAAAGTAGATTCAATCAGAATATTTCCAATCAATTGAGATTCTACAGGCATGAAGGAAATGAGAAGTTCTTGCACTTCACGTTGGACTTGTGGTGACATTTTTCCGTCCCACTTCTTGACGTCGCCGGCAAAAACTCCGTGACTCGATGTCAAAGTTTGATACATTGCATCCCAATCTTTAAAAGGGTTACAACCTATCATAATTTGATTAGATTCTCGATTTGCTACAATATGCTCAACCATTTTTCCAAAATATTTTTTGGTAAGTACTTGATTATATATTGTACCAACTCGAAAACTACGAGGTTCACCAAGCTTCTCACAGCCACGAAGTTCATCCTTTAGGGTTTCAACCCACACTAGCTTTTCCCAATCAACAATTCCATGGTTTAAATCGGACTCAAATTTATTGAGATCGTCTCTAAAAGACTCTGTAAATTTTCCATTTACGAAATCAATATAATCCGATTTATCTTTTGTACAACCATAGCCATTGCTAGAATCTTTATTTAGTCCTGCCAACAACTCGTTCCCTTTCACAATTGAAAATTCATCCAATGATTCAAAAGGTTTCAAGATATTAGCACAAACTTTACGAGCATATTCCATTTCTGGTAAGGAAACAGCATTACACTCTACAAAAGATTTCTTTGCAACGTCCTTAACTGTACAACGTCCTGAGAATTGTAAATTTGCAGGAGATCTAGACAGAGGATATATTCCAAAGAGAGGAGATGGGCCAAAATTAGTTTTTGACGGAACATTGCTGTTCAAAGGTGAATTCAATTTAACGAATGAACCTTCAACCAGTTTTTCACTCACAGAGTAAGGTAACGAATTCAAAGTCTCATCCAAATGATATTGAATGACACTCTTAATTTCACTACTCCACAATCTGGCGCATCCCGTTGAAATCTTCTCTTGACCAGCAATATGCATCCCTTGAATAAATCCACACTCATCAACAACAGCACTTCCACACAAACCATTACCTCTCTCAGTATATAAAATTCTACTTTCTTCGGGAATAGTTATGGGAATTTGGGTTTTTCTGTTCAAACCTTTCACTGTGGTATAATAAGTTATTGATCCTTTATAAGGCACGCAAATTTTTCCGTAGTCTAATATTTTCTCATCTCCTACCCAAAATTTCACGGCACTCTTCTCACTCTTAAAATGACTTTTAAGCGATTTGAAGGGTGTCGGGAAAGATTCAGGTAATGACAAAATACATATATCTTCTTCATTATTTCGATATACTACACTTGCCTTTTCCAGATCCACCTGCACATTTTTCTTATCACCTTTAGCATAAAGTTTAACGTACACTAATTCTGTTGACACTGCATGGCTGGGCAAAATGATCTTACGACCACTCACCATAGCCTTACAAGTAACGACTTCTTTGTCGTTACAATCCAAAAATACTTCACAATGTTTAATGCTCTTTTGAACATATAAAACACCTGAATGTATTTCTTTATCAGCAAAACTAATAACATCTGACTCACAGTCCAAAGTTGTAGGAAAAAACAAAGAAAAAATAAAAAAATAAGCTAAAATAAGAATATAAATAGAAAGATATATAGTAATTCTGAGACCTCCATTAGGG